GTGTCACCTTTTAAGTAGTGAGGTGCCTCAATAAGTCCATATACAGTAGCAACACCAGATGATATAAACCAGTGTTCTTCTCTGTGTCTATGTTTTTGCATTGATAATGATTTGCCTGGTTCAACAACCAGTTCTTTTACTTTTACTACATCTTTGTCTTCATGTAGCACTCGATAGTAACCCCATGGTCTCTCCGTGCGATTATCAGCCCATTTTTCAAGTATGCTAGTAGATGAATTACTTTTAGAACCACCAACATTAAACTCAAAGTCTATCCACTCCTCATCTATAAAGTGTTCTATTTCAGGTATATTCTCATCATTACGGTCACCACCGTTTGCAAAGATTAATTTAGCATTAGGGTAAAATCTCTTAACTTTTAGTATGGCTTCGATAGCCGTGTCGTCATGGTCAGCAAAGTTGATTACATTATCAACTGCTTTTAGATTAAGTAATACTTGTTCTCTCTCGTAATATGGTAAGAAAGACTTACCTTTTTTTCTACTTAACCAATCATCTGAATTCAGGCCAACTATTAATACTTCACCTAATGCTTTGGCGCATTTTAGGTATTCTAAATGTCCTGAATGTAAAGGGTCAAAACCACCAGTTACAATGACAACTCTATGTTTCATCTATTGTCACCAGAACCGTGGATAGTTCCTTTTTCTTTTCTTTTATGTAGTTTCTCTAAATTAATGTTTGCAATGTCGGATAACTTAATACCAATATCATCAGCCAGTACAGCGATATACCAAAGGCAATCGCCAATTTCAGCGGATAAGTCTTGCACCAGTCCTTCATCATTCTTATTTGTGCCATCTCTTATTATCTTCTTTACTTTGTTTGCAACCTCACCTGCTTCGCCGGTCAAACCTAATGTTGGATAGATAATGGCCTGTTCTCTCGGATATATTGCCGTTGTTTTTGCGACCTGTTGGTACATATCAAGGTCACTAATTCGTTTGTATTTATGATTTTCGTTTGTTACAGTACCTAATTCTAATTCTAGTTGTCCAGTATTCATGGTTATCTCCCTACCTGTGGTAAATATTTCTGTTTAGTTTCTTCCCATGATAGATAGATTATATCATCATAGAAATGTGTTTCCTTTGAAACACGGTCTTGTTTCTTTAAACTAGCCAATCTTTTTCTAGCATATTTGGTCTTCCATAACTCTGTCAATGCCTCTGTAGAATTGTCAAATGCTCTTGTTAGACCTGTCGTATTAGTTTCTTCTCTTAAAAATTCTCTTGTATTTGTAAATAACTCACCAAAATATATGCCTCTGGCATGGTCTGATTTAATAAGTTTCTTATCTATCTTTAATTGATTGTAAGTAAATGTATGACTTCTATTTCTATGGTCTCTTTTATGTGGTTGACCTGTGTCTTTCTTTGCAACATACCATTCAAAGTATTTGTATGTGTGATTCTTCTTCAACCAGTTTTGTATCATCATTCTAGTTGGTTTAGTAGGCTCATATGATACTGAACCAGCAGTCCAACCCATTTTCTTCCAATGTTTTAATCTGTCGTATTGAGATAATGGTATTTGTTTTGTCTTACCATATAAACTTGTAGTTGTAACACCTACTAACTTATCTTTGTATTGATACTCCCATGTTTCTTCCACAGTTTTACTTAAACATAATAAGGCAAGTAATTTACCACCTACTAGATTATAACCAAGTGGTTGTATAGGTACAATTGTACTACCAATACAAGTATGATTAATCATCTTTTGAGTTTTAGCTACTCTATCCCAACCAATATATTCATCTCTAGGTGTAAGGTCTAAAAAGTCACTACTCATACAAATAACACCAAGGTATTTTTGTGTCACTTTATCTCTTACTAAAAAGTTTAGATTTCTACCAATGTTACTATTGTTTTTCATGGTAGATAAAAATGTTCTTAATGCGTTCCAGATTTCAGAACCTTTGGCATTTGTGTGCGATTGTATTTCAGCACCATCTGTCCATATTAATTCAGGTTGTAAATTTAAATATTCTTCGGGGTCTTCGGGTAACCAAAAGTTATTTTTAACTTCTTGTATTACTGTTGCCTGTTCTGGTTTTAACATAGCAGGCTTATCATCAAAAAAACTATTTGTTTCTACAGTAGGATATCTGTCTTTAACTTCTAACCATTTTTGATATAAAGTATATTCTTTTACATCCATAGCAGACACATAAGATAGGTCTTTGATAAGAGCCTGTCTTAATTCCTCAGTATCTACATCTGGTATATCTTCTAATGGATTGTTTTCTTGCCAACTCTTCCATTGGTCGTCAATAGACATTCCTTGTTTCCACGCATAACTCATAATATATACATCCTACTTGATTATTTAAAAAATGTCAAGCCTTATTCAACTTGGCTTCTACTTTTTTATTCGTTTCAACATTTTATCACGCTTTTTCATAGCTGCGTCAATCTTTAACTTACTTGCTTTTTCAGTAAAGTTTCTACCTAACATATGGTCATATTCATGTTGTACAATACGACTCATCATACCATCTAATTTGGCCTCTTTTAGTTCGCCATCTTCATCTGTATATTTTAAGGTTATCTTTCTTGGTCTTTTGATATTTAAAAATAAGAAAGGATATGTTAGACAACCCTCTTTCATCATTATGGTTTCTTCACTAGATTCTATAATCATAGGATTGAAACAAGATAACTTCATACCATTTTCTATTTGAGGGTGACCACCTACCACAAACATATTGAATGGTAAACCAACTTGATTGGCAGATAGACCTATACCTTGATACCTTTCCATTGTAAAAAACATAGCCTCTGTAAGTTCTTTTCTATCTTTAAAGTCTTCGTCTTTTAACATATCGTCAACAAATGGTGCTATTGCATTGTTAACTCTCGGGTCGCTAGGTGGTATTAGTTTTAGTTCTTTCATGTTTGTTGTAACCTCGTAAAGTTTTTATATTTCTCATACTTAATAATATTAGTAAACTTGTCAAATAGTATATCGCCTTTGTGAGATATAATAAAGATGTTTTCTTTTTCAAACTGTTTGATAATTTTAAAGAAGTCGTCCATACCTTGACCATCTAAACTACTATCAAATATTTCATCTAGCATTAATAAGTTTGTATTTGTACTATTTTTCATCTTAGCGATTTGTCGCCAAGTAAAAAGTAAAGCCAAGTCAATTCTCATCTTCTCGCCTTCACTAAAACTGTTATAATTAAAAGTATCTCTAAATCTACTTTATAAAAGTCCATTGCCTGTAAATATTTATTGATGAGTGAATTCATAATAGGCACATACTTTCTAATTATCTGTGCCTTAGCGCCTTTGTCATTAAGTATCTCTCTTAATATATCAACATACTTCTTTTGTTCAGACACATTATCTAAATCTTCTTCAGCGACCTTTAACTGCTCTGACATATCAACTAGTTCTTGTTTGATAACATCAATATCATCATTTTGTGCCATAGATATATCTCTATGTATCTGGTCACTACTTTTCTTTATACTTTCCAGACTTGTTTGTATCTTGGCTATGTCCACATTCATCTCTTGTATCTTGTTTGTTATCCGGCCAAACTGCGTTACTTTCTCCTCTTGTTTGGAAAGTTCTTCTACGAGCTCTTGCAAGCCGCCTGATAGTTTCGAAATGGTTTGGTGTTCTTGGTTGCATTTTTGTTCCTTAAAATCTTTGTCAATAGATTGTGTACACACAGGACAATTATCGTTTTGTTCAAAAAACTCTAGTGTCTTTTTGTGTGACGATAGATTTGTTTCTATCTTGGCTTCTAGTTTTTGTAGTTGACTATACTTCATATCAACTTTTAGTTTGTCTTTTACCTTTTCTTTTGATACTGCTATTGATTCATTCAATTCTTGTATCTTTGCTTCATAATTAGACGAATCTTGTGTGTTTTTATCTAGTAAATTTTGCTTATGTGTCTGGTAGTCACTTCCTTGCGTTTCCAAAGACTTTAGATGTTTTGCTTCAGTTTCGTATTTGGTCTTTATTAACTCCGCTTGGTGGCGCACCTCCGTAAGTTTTTTTTGTAAATCACTCTGTTGGGAACGCAAAAGTAAGTCCATTAAGCCAAAAACTCTTATGTCCAAGATTTCTTCAACAACTTCTCGTCTATATCTTGGTTTCATTTTCATAAACGGCTCATACGCTGATGACCCTAGTATAACAACTTGAATGAATGACCTGTAATTCAATTTCATTATATTTTGTTCTAGGTATTTTTGATAATCTATATTACTTGCGTCTTGATTTATAAGTTTGTCGTTTTGATATATCTCAAATAGATTTGGTTTTATACCTCGTCTTATCATATATTGATTTGTACCAACTTCAAACTCTACCTCAACAAGTGTATCACCATTATTAATAGTGTTGACCATTTGGTCTTTCTTAATAATTCTAAATGGTTTATTAAATAAAGCATAACACAATGCGTCAAGTAAGGTAGATTTACCACTACCATTACTACCAACAATTAATGTTGTAGATGATTTATTTAATTCTACCTCTATCGGTATATTACCAGTAGATAAAAAGTTTTTATATCTTATTCGTTTAAAAGAAATCATTTGATAAATTTTGCCTATTCATTATTTCAAGATTGCCTGATACACTAACTCTTGTACATTTTGATTTAAAAGGAAGTACCCAATGTTGCAATAGTGCTGGAAATACAACCATATCACCTGTCATAGGTCTAAATGCTTGTCCTGTAAATGCCCATTTTGGTTTTGCTTGTTGTGTAAACTCAAACATTAATGAGCCTGGTTTAGATGATGTTCCTTCAAATGCGTCTTGTTCTTCTATGAGTTTTTTTGGTACATCTAAAAATATAACAAATGAATAATCACCGCCATGAGTATGCACAGGATTAAAGTCGCCAGGTTTCATAAAGTTTACCCATAAGTCGTGAGCATTTAATTCTACACCCTCTGCCATATATGATTTGTTTGTTGATAAAACCAACTTGTAGTTTCATTATTATATTTTAGTTGTGTGTCTAAATGACCAGCTAATCTTTTATGATAACTTGCTAATTGTTTTTTTCCGTCTGTTAATAATCTTTTTCTTATATCTTCGTCAATTTTGGTTCTCATAACATAAGGACCAAAAGGTATATTACCGTATTCTAATGTTCTATTCACTTGCTTCACCATATAATTCTCTTGCAAATTGTTTTAGTTTTGTTTTATCTAATTCGCCAGTATCAGCCTGGTCAATATAGTTGTTTAAAAATGTTTGTGTGTCTTCACCTGCGTCAAGTATATCACTTCTTACTGTAGAAGCCACATCAATAGGGTCTTCTATAATTTGTAATTCATGTACACTTATAGTATTGTATATTCTTTCAATTAAATTGTTGTACATATCTTCATCTGTTTTATTTGTAACAAACAACTTGACATATGTATTATCAAATTCAGATAAGTCGTAATTAGAATAGTTTTGTTCTTTATCGTTATAGTATATTTTTTTATACATACGATAAGGATTAGTTACTCTTTCTAGTTCTCTTGTATCTGTATCAAATATATGAAAACCTTTAGGACATTGATAATCTGACCATGTAATTTCGTATTGTGTACCTAGATAAAAGATACGGCCATCATCTGACTTTTTATGAAAGTGACCGCTTAAGACTTTTTCGAATTTTGTAAATTGATTTTTT